CTATTGCGCCGCCCAGATGATGCGCGCGATCCATTCGACGTCGGCGAGCTGGATTTCGCGGTCTTCGTGGGCGGGGTTGAACGAGCTGAGCTCGATCCGTTGCGCGGACTTGCGCTTTAAAACCTTTGCCATCACCTCGCCACCTTGCGTTTTGACCACCACCCGGTCGCCCCGGCGCACGCCGCCTTCGGGCGAAACGACCACGATGTCGCCGTCGCGAAACACCGGCTCCATGCTGTCGCCGGAAATTTCCAGCGCGAACGCATGGGGGTCGGTGGAGCCGGGAAATGAAATTTCATCCCAGCCGCCACCGGTAGGGTAGCCCGCATCGTCGAAATAACCCTCGGCCCCGGCCTGGGCAAAGCCGATCAGCGGGACGTTGCGCGGCGCGGCCATTTCGCCGTTTTCGATGTAGGCGATGAATTCCTGCAACTGGGCGCCGGTGGCTTTGAGAATTTTTGAAATGCTTTCCGTCGATGGCCAGCGCAGTTTGCCTTCGCGGGTGATGCGCTTGGATTTGTTGAACGTGGTCGGGTCCAGCCCCGCCTTGCGCGCGAGCCCCGACGCCGACAGCCCGTAAGCCGCCGCCAGTCTGTCCACCGCTTTCCAAACGTCACCATGCTTTAACATGGGAAGATTGTCACATCAATGCGAAAAGATGTCAGTAGGAAAATAAACCAAAACAGCATTGACATAGGAATAAAATAATCATAATTCAATTATAAGGAGAATAAACTCAATAAGGAGAAATTGCAGTGACAAAAATCCGATACGTGAAGAGGCCTGTTCCCATAAAAGATGTGATTGAGTTCTTGGATGCGGAGGAAGCTTGGTTTTGGTACGTGCGATCCGAACGCGCGCGCCGGGAAGGTGCGCGCTTAACCGAAACCGCCTCTTCTCACACGCGCCCGTGCGAACCGGATGACATCTATTGCGCGGTTATGCGTTTGTATCGCCGCCGCGTGATCGGTGATGAGCATCTCAAAACCTTGGCGGCATTCGGCTGGCGCAATTGCCCGCCCGACTCCCGCGTGTCTGAGGAGGAACGCAGCCAAATTCTCTGGGACGATGCGTTGGATCGCTTGACCACCGAGTTAAAAGCCAAAGGGATTGTCCGTCATGAAGACCGTTGCGCAGAATGCGGTTAAGGACAGTTCTCCCCCGCAAAAGGCGGAACCCGGTGTCGCTGATAGCGGACTTGGGGACGTGGTGCATGAACATCGCCCCCGTCGTGCGCTGGTGGCGTTCGGCGGAGATGCGGATCTCAAGTGGTTGAGGCTTCTGAAACCCGGTTACCGTCACTGCTTCGCGTTGCTCGAAAGCGGCGATCACTGGGTGATGTACAACCCCTTGTCCAACGGAACCGAAGTCGAAGTGTGGCCCGGGGATCAGGAAGAAACAATTCGCGCGTGGCTGGTGATGAGCGGCTACGAAGTGATCGACCAAACCGTGCGCCCCTTACGTCCATACCCGTTTTCTTGGGCGCCCTACAGTTGTGTTGAGGCGGTCAAAAGGGTGCTGGGGCTGCGTGCGCCACGGGTTTTTACACCGTGGCAGTTGTACCGGCACTTAAATAATTTTGGAAAACGGAAAAAATTCCTTGACTTTGGGGCAATGTAAGGATATAAATCCTCTTAACGAACGGGACCATTGTGTCCAGAGCAAACCCGGGGGTCGGCCCCCGGGTTTTTTTGTGTTTAACCCCCTGAACAAGGAGAACGAGATCATGGGTGGTTTCACCAGCGCACCCCAGGCCCCTGCCGTACCAGCGCCCACCCCTGTGGTGGATACGACGGTACAAGACGAAGCCCAGCAGCACCTCGACGCATTGGAGCGCCGTCGCCGCGGTCGCGGCGGCACGATCCAAACGTCAGAGCGCGGCCTGGTGACGAAAAATGCAAAAACCGTACAAAAAAAATCTTTGTTGGGAGAATGATCATGACGGACTTGACCCCGCAGTCGGTCATTCAAAGCTACCAGCGCGCCAAGGATCGACGGCGCACCTGGGAAGCGCATTGGAACGACTGTTACGATTACACTTTGCCTCAGCGCAATCCGAACACCCAAGCGGGGAGCAAGGCCGGCGATAAATTATTCGATGCCACCGCGCCGGATGCGGTTGATCAGTTGGCGGCGAGCTTGCTGTCCAACTTGACGCCGCCTTGGGCGCGATGGGTGGGCTTGATGCCGGGCACCGACGTCAAGGATGAAGACCGGAAAATCTTGGCGCCGAAGTTGGAAAAGATCGCCGGGATTTTGCAGTCCCATATTGATCGTTCCAACTTCGCCATCGAAATTCACCAGTGTTTTCTCGATCTGGTGACAGTAGGTACGGCATGCCTGATGCTGGAAGAAAATCCGCTTGGCGAAACGTCCGCGTTTCGCTTCACCGCCGTGCCGTTGTTCGATGTGGTTTTTGAAAACGATGCGGGTGGCCGTTTGGACGGCACCATGCGACGCATGGAACTGACCCGGCGAGAGCTTAAACAACGCTACCCCGACGCGCCTGATATGGGCGAAGAAAAGGCCTCGTTGATCGGCGGGGAGGAAACCCGCATCGCCGTCATCGAAGCGGTTTTTCCCGATGATAAAGGCTACCGATATATGGCCGTGGCGGAACCCGCGCCGGGGCTTGTGAGCGATGCGTCGGTGCTGTCCGAAGGGCGGTTCGAAAAATCGCCGTTCATCAATTTCCGTTGGCTCAAAGCACCGGGTGAGATTTATGGACGTTCCCCGGTGATGAAGGCACTGCCCGATATCAAGACCGCGAACAAGGTGGTTGAGTTGGTGTTGAAAAACGCCTCCATCGCGGTGACCGGTATCTGGCAGGCCGATGATGACGGCGTGCTCAATCCGGCCAACATCAAATTGGTGCCGGGCGCGATCATCCCCAAGGCGGTCGGCTCGCACGGTCTTACGCCTTTGGCGGCGCCGGGGCGGTTCGACATTTCGGGATTGGTTTTGGAAAGCTTGCGCGCCAGCATCCGTTCTGCGCTTTTGGCCGATAAGCTGGGGCAGGTCGCAGGACCGAAGATGAGTGCGACCGAGGTTCTGGAACGTTCCACGCAAATGGCGCGCGTTCTCGGCGCGACTTATGGTCGACTTCAGTCGGAACTGCTCAGTCCAATGATCGACCGCGGGCTCGCCATCTTACGCCGTCGCGGTGAAATTCCACCCATCGCCATCGATGGGCGCACCGTCGACATCGACTACAAATCGCCGCTGGCGCGCCGTCAAGCTCAAGAAGATATCAGCGGCGCGGTGGCTTGGTTCCAAGCCGTGCATCAGCTTGGTGGCGGTGCGGCCAAGATTATCGATGTGCCACGCACCGCGCGGTGGTTGGCTAAGGCGTTCCGTGTGCCGGAAGAACTGTTGCTCAGTGAGCAGGACATGGCGCAAAGCGAAACGGCGCAACACGCATCCTCCGCTCAGGGTGTCGATCTCGGCGCATTGGCGGCGGCGCTCAACGGTCAGACGCCGTCGGAACAAGCCGCCATCAAACCGGCCCAAGCCGTGAAACCGCCTGCATTCAATCGTTCGAATTTAACCCCGTCCTACACCCCCAGGGTACCTGGACATCCGCTCAATCCCTTTAAAGGAACCAAACAATGAGTGCTCCTCACAAAGGTTGGGCCTGGTTCGAGCGGGACGCGAGTGATCGGGTTGAGGCGGGCGCTGCATCTGCCGAACTCCCAGATCCGGATCGCGAATTGCGCCTGGCATATGCCCGGTGCTTCGGCGATGCGGATGGCGAGAAGGTGTTGCAGCACTTGCGCGCCATCACTCTGGAACGCGCTCTGGGGCCCGGCGCACCGGCAGAGACGCTGCGCCACATCGAAGGCCAGCGACAACTGGTGAGCTACATCGCGGCGCTCGCCCAACGTGGCCGCGATGGCGGCTGACATCCCATCCCATCCATCCATCTATCCATTCTTTTCACAAAAAGGAGAGACTTTATGAACACCCCCAACATGCCGTCCCACAACGCCGAACGGCGCGGTTGCCCGCCGTGGCTTCCGGCCAAGTTCTGGGATGAAGAAAACGGCGCGGTGCGCACCGAAGCCTTGGCGCGATCTTACCAAGAACTGGAACGCCATCTCAGCAACCCCGGCGCCACCGGCGTATCAGCGCCGCACGACATGCCTGACCATCCTGACGCCTACGACATCATGATCGACGACGATTTGCTCAACGTCGATGATGAGGTCAATCGCCGCTTGTTCGATAACGGTTTTTCCCGCTCTCAAGCACAGTTGGTCTACGATCTGGCGTCGGAACGCATGATGCCGATGGTGGCTCAGATCGCCGCCAACTACGAAAACAACCGCGAAGAGGAACGCCTGCACCAGCACTTCGGCAGCCCTGAGCGTTTCGCGGCGATCCGTCCCCAGCTCAGCGCGTGGGGCAAGGCGAACCTCACTCCCACCGTTTATGAAAACCTGGTGGCCTCTGCCGAGGGCGTCATCGCGATGTTCGAAATGATGAAGAACCGCGAACCGACATTGACCCGCGCCGCCGAAACGCGCCCCGGATCGTCGGAGCAAGACATCAAACGCATGATGAAAGACCCGCGTTACTGGAAGGAACGCGATCCCAGCTTTGTTTCGCAGGTCCGTCAGGGCTTTCGCAACTTGTATCCGGACGCCTGACCGCCGACGGAACGGGCTCGGCCCGGAACGACCTCGGCGCGCCTTGGCACCCTCCCTTAGCCAATCGCGCCGATGGGCGGTGAGCGCGTTCAATCCGCAGCTCCCGCCACTTGGACCGCGGACGACCGGAAACGGCCGTCCGCGGTCTTCTTTTTTCAAGCCTCAATTTCTGATTTATGGAGCATTCCATGCGTCCCCATCCCATCGCCACATGTTCGAAAACCCTGGCGGCGAACGCCAGCGCCCATCCGCTGGACGTCGTTAAAATGAAGTCCGCGCTGGGTGCCTTGGGCCATTACGCCGCGCCTGATTGGGGCGTGTCGCAATTTCCCGACGCCGCGCTGTTCGACGCCATCAAGCGCTTTCAAAAATCCCAAGGCTTGAAAACCGACGGCGCGATCAAACCGGGCGGGGAGACCGAGGCCGCGTTGAGCCAGGCCCTCACCCCGCGCCGCGCGACCACCGCGCTGCAAGCCACCGCGCAAGCGATCCAGAAAATGGGCCGGGGCGGCGATGAGCTGCTCGCCCACATCACCCGCGAAGAAGCCGCCTTGCTCAACCGCGCCACCGACGGCGCCAGCATCAACCCGAAGACGGGGTTGTTGGAGTTTTCCTGGGATTCCGGTGGTACGCCGCAAAATGATTCCACGGATGATGGTGACGATTTCGGTTGGGGGCCGGATGATCCTAGCACAGATGACGGCCCGGCTACGAGTTCGGGAAATCCAACGGATGATACGCCAGAAGAGGATGACACCAGCGAAAACGGCGATAGCCGCGATAGCCATGGACAAGGCCGTAATTCGGGAAATGGACAGGGCGGTAGCGGTACGTCCGCCAGCTTGACGGAAGCGAAAGAACAAGCCGGCAAGGCCAAGGGGGAACGCGGGCAAAGAAATCGAGGTGCAAGCGGACGCGCCCAGAGCCATAGCTTGACGGATGGGCTTCTCGATCTCAATTCCGATCCTAACCCCAACCCCAACCCCGATGACGAGGACGCGCTGGATTGGAGCCCCGACTTGTTGGGCGAACCTGATCCCAACACGCCGACGGACCCGAAGGAAGATCCCGGATCAAATGGCAATGGCGGCGGTCAAAACAATAGTGGAAAAAACAGTGTCGTGGAGGCTGCGGTAAAAGAGGCAAAGGAAAAAGCGAAAGAAGCAAAAGCGAGACGAGATTATCTTGAAAAGCTCTCTAAATCCAAAGGCTTTGACCGTTTTTGGCTGGGCACAAAGTATGGTTACAAGGATTGGACCTCGCCCCGGAAAGACGATACCGACAAGACTCGCGATCTAATCGATTCCATATTTAATGAAACCAATAATGCCGATCGTGGGGCCGACCCAAACGATCTTTTGACGGTGGAGGAAAAAGCGAAAGAAGCAAAAGCGAGACGAGATTATCTTGAAAAGCTCTCTAAATCCAAAGGCTTTGACCGTTTTGTGCTGGGCACAAAGTATGGTTACAAGGATTGGACCTCGGTTCGGAAAGACGATACCGCCAAGACTCGCGATCTAATCGATTCCATATTTAATGAAACCAATAATGCCGATCATGGGGACTTTGTCGACCCGAACGCACTTGACGACTTGAATGCTCTTTTCGAGGCGGAGACGAAAAAGACCGAGAAAGAAACCCGCCAGCGCATGGCCGAAATGGCCAAGGACAGACAGCGCACCAAACGCGCGGCCGAGGTACTAAAAGGCCTGCGCGAACGTACGGCGTTCTCCCAAAGTCAACTACGCCAAGAGCAGGCGAAGCAGGCGGCTTACCCTGGCTACTTCTCAAAAAACGGCGTGACGTTCACCGACAACTGGGCCAACCCCCAGATCGGCGGCAGAACCTCGGCGACGATGAGATCTAAAGACGGCTTGCTGGCTTCCCCCGGTCAAAAGCCCCAGAGCGACCTCGGCCCCTTCGCGAACGAGTTCATGGGCCTGACGGCGACAGGCGGGCCGAAGGCGGTCACGCCATATAAGGATAAGCCTGTCGATGTCGAATCGTTTGCGAAATGGCGAGATAAATTCTGGCTTTCTGATAAGGAGAAGAAACGTATCGCCAATGAGAAAGCCTTGAATGTGGCTGAACAGCCGATTTCAACGGAGAACCCAAAAACAGCCGGGACATTGTTGAACGGGTTCCGCACCTCGACGCGGGCCGTTCGAAAAAATCTTGTGGGACAAATCGAATCGTTAATGATGCGTGACCCTGAGGGTTATTCAAAGATTTCCCCAGAAATCAAAAGCTATTACGAAGCTTATCAAATGACGATGCGTGGAAACCCTATGGGGCTATATAGGCTGAACTACACCCCCGCTGAGAAGGAGAAACTGGAAGCTAGGGCTGATCGGAAGGGCCTTGGGGCCGCAACCACTCATTTCCGGAAGAATTTTTTTTCTCCTCTCGCGAAGACAAGCGCCCAAGCTCTTAAAGGAATGGACTTGATCTCGGGGCAGGACGATCATGCAGCTTATATTTCCGCGCTGATGGATTACATCGATTTTGAGCCACCAACCGCCTATATGTCGTTGCCATCCTTTACAGAAGGTATGGCTCTTGGTCAGAAGTTAGCTTGGGGAGTCGATACGTTCACCCCTGTCGGCGCGCTAACGGCGGGCTATGGTGCGGCGCAAACCCTGAAGCAGTATGGAATGTCCAAGAAGGCGCAGAGGGTCGGGGCGGCTATGGTGACTTTGGTGAACGCAATTCCCGTTGCAAAGTTGGGCATGAAGGGGGTTAGGCCAGCCTTGAAAGAACTCTATGCTTCTCGACCAGCTTTGAGAGAACTCAACACCGCCGTCCGCCATTACCTGGGCCCAGACCTGTCGAAATTGAGCCAAAAGGAAATGCAGGATCTCACCGAATTTCTCGCCGACAAAGGCATCAGCGTCACGGCTGATGGGATGGTGAAAGGGGTCGGTAGCGTGTTTGGAGAAAATAAACCAAAAACGAACTAGATCACTCACAATAATCGGATCGGTTTTCGAACAACCCGATCATCACCACCACACAGGCGATATCGATTGGGGATATATCGACAGTATTTTGATGATCCCCGTTCATCCACATCAAAACGGCAACACCTTTGCTGCCGTTGGAAATGGCTTGATGCGCCCAATAGAGATACCTTTCCCGGTCTCTTTTGACGTAATAGCCCGCCAAGGCGGCTTGCGAAAGCATTCTCCCCTGGTGGGCGGATTTTTCTTCCCAATATAGCCACGTGAGAATGTCTTTAGGTCTGCCGTCACCTTTCAAGTAACAAGTGCTGAGATTGCTTTGAGCCGATGCATATCCGGCCAACGCTGATTTCTCATACCAATCGCACTCGATTTTCGGATCATCGGGAAAGGCATTTGTTCCATCATACAGCCGTCCCACCATATTCATGGCCTTGGGATGTCCGGCTTCGGCCAGCGGCAGCAAGATGTCTTTGGCGCGTTCATAATTGCCGTCGTCATAGGCTTTGACGCCGATCTCCACCTGCTTGTCCTGAGCTTCGTCGGCAATCGCGAGGGGGCTTAGGAACAAGGTGAGGAGAAGTGCGGCGCTTAAATTTCGAAACAGATCCATCATAACGCGAGCGTATCGTCGATGCCTAGACGGCGCAAGCGTTACTCATAAACAGGAGTTCAAAACATGACGAACATCAACGACGATTACAGTGCGAAGCTGCCGGAAGGCGCGATTGCAACCGCCAATGCGGACAATGCCCTTGCCACCGTGACGAAGGCGGCCGAGGCGGGCAAGGCGCATTACGTCACCGGCGTTTCGGGTGGATATTCCGCCGCCGTTGCGGGCGGGCTGTTGGTTCTGAAGGACGGCATCACGGAAATCGGGCGTTGGTACATTCACAACGCACTCGATTTGAGTTTTGCCGACGCGCCGCTCAAATGCACGCCGGGCAGCGCCGTCAGCGCGGAACTTTCGGCCAGCGGCACGCTCGGCGTGATCGGCGCGGTGAACTTGACCCTTTATACGTCGTCCTAAGCGGACGACCGGGAAAGGATATTCGTTCGTGACTTAAACCCAAGTCCATTTTTCTCCCAGCGGATAACCGCGCGTCATGGGCCGGGCTCTCGATCGAGAGGCCGGTTTTTTCATGCGCGGCCCGGTGGGATTTTTCGCGCCTTTCGCAGGCGGCGGGTCTGAAATTTTTCAACCCGGGCGACCCGCCACAACCCGCGAAAGGCGCGTTCATACCCACTTCAACCTTTAAGGAGACAGACATGTCGACGACCGTCGAACAGTCATTCGTCCGCCATTTTCAGGCGGAAGTTCATCTGCAATATCAGCAGATGGGCTCAAAATTGCGCAACACCGTGCGCACCAAGGACAGCATCGTTGGGTCCACCACCACCTTCCAAAAAGTCGGCAAGGGCACCGCGTCCACCAAGGCGCGTCACGGCAAGGTTCCGGTGATGAACGTCGATCACACCCCGGTGGAAATCAGCTTGTACGATTACTACGCCGGTGATTGGGTCGATCAGTTGGATGAGCTGAAAACCAACATCAACGAGCAGCAAGTGGTGGCGCGCGCCGGTGCGTACGCACTGGGTCGCAAAACCGACGAGCTGATCATCACCGAAATGGATAAGTCCACCAACTACGCCGGCACCGGCGCGGATGGCTTGACCAAGACCAAGGTTCTCGCCGCGTTCGAAATGCTCGGCGAGGCCGACGTGCCGGATGATGGCGATCGTTGCGCCGTGGTCGGTTGGAAGCAGTGGTCGGATCTGTTGAACATCACGGAATTCGCCGACAGCCAATACATCGGCGACGACGAGCTGCCGTGGAAAGGCACCCAGGCCAAACGTTGGCTGGGCGCGTTGTGGATGCCGCACTCGGGTCTGACCAAGGACGTGGGCAACATCCGCTATTGCTACTGGTATCACAAATCCGCCATCGGCCACGGTGTCGGCGCGGATGTGAAGACCGACATCACCTGGCACGGCGATCGCGCCGCGCACTTTGTCAACAACTCCATGAGCCAGGGCGCGGGCCTGATCGACACTTCCGGTGTCGTGTCCATGCGCTGCCTCGAAGTTTAAGGAGCTGATGTAATGGCTTATGCCTCCAAGGACCTGAGCGTCCTCGCTTACGCCAACGGCTTCACGCTGTGGCACTACACCACCATCGATCTGGCCGCCGACGTGGACACCACCGGCTACTTCAACGGTGCGTCGGACATGTTGCGCGTCGGTGACATCGTCGTCGCCAACGTCGATACCGACGGCGTCCCGGCGTCCGGGTTTTACCTGGTTAACGCCAACACCGCCGGCGTGGTCGACGTCGCCGACATGACCGCCATCGGCACGGTCGATACCGACTGA